AGTGGTGGTTATGATGTTGCTGTAAGAGTTTATGATAAAGATGTTGGAACTGTTGGTGTAACTCTAACCTCAGGGTCTGCGTCAATTACTGATACGAAACAAGACTTCTCTGATTGGGATAAAACTCCTGAAGCAGGAAGTGCTAATTTCGTTCTATCAGCTAAAGATGCAAAAGGCGTTGAAATTTGGGGTTGGTTAGGAGCATCCAGCGGAGTAGATGGAGAAACAGTTAACGTATTTACTGAAAGAGTGTTAACCGGCGGAATCCAAAGTTGGAATGGTAACGTATCAGATTTCGATCCCACCTCTGAAATTGAATACAGGATTAAGAAATCTTACAACTCATTTGCAGAACCTTTCCAATCATCTGAACCAGTTCCGCTAAGAAAAGGTAGTGATGGTTCATTACTTGATGCTTCTGGTGACTTAGTTACTACTGAAGCTACTACACTACTGGCTCAAGGTTATGCTGGAATTATCGACGATGACGTATTGGATACTGAGAATATTTATTTCTCAATGGTATTTGATGGAGGTTATCCAACTGATGTTAAAACATCAATTAGTACGTTGGTTCAAACAAGACGTGACGCAGTTGCCATTCTAGATAATGGTGATAATGCTTCATTCACTACATCAATTGCTAGGAGAAATAATACTCATACATTCAATAACTATTTCGTTGCTCTGTATGAATCGTATAATAAAGTGTTTGATGTATTTACTGGGCAGGATGCATGGTTCTCACCAATTTACCATATGTCTTACATTCTGCCAAGAAATGATAATGTTGCTGAAATATGGTTCGCAGCAGCTGGTTTCACTAGAGCTGCAATTGATACAATTAAAGAACTAAGGTTCAATCCAAGACTTGGTGAAAGAGATCAGATGTACTTGAAACAACTAAACCCAATTGTTAAGTTTAATCCAGGGTATGTTGTTTGGGGTCAGTTAACATCTCAAGCTCGACCAAGCGCTCTACAAGACTTGAATATTGTAAGACTTGTCTTATTCGTTAAGCGAGCATTTGAAGAGTTCTGTAGATTCTTTATCTTTGAACAAAACGATGCAGTTACATGGTCACAAGTCTCAACACAGCTAGTTGAGTTCCTAGAAGTTATTAAACAAAAACGTGGTCTATATAGTTATACAGTAGAAGTTGGTGCTACCGACTACGAAAGAAAAACTAAGAGATTCCATGTTAATGTAACTCTAGAACCTACTAGAGTTGTTGAACAGATTGAATTAAACTTCTTCATTAAATAAGCAAAAAAATGAAGGCGGTCTGGATAATAACACCAGGTCGCCTTCATTCCGTCGTTAAGGTGTCAGCGGCATTCCTAATGGAACAACTGACATTGAATGTTTCATTGAACCGTCAAACAGCTTCGTGGTATAGACTCGGTAAATTAAAACATTTTTTACCTTATCATAACACCTTGAAACCCGCATGACCTTACTACCAATGGATTTTTTTAAGTTGGCAACGTTGTGATCCACTTTGGTATTGATCACTTGTTTTCCATCCTTCACTGGAATCTTCCCTGTAAGACGTGCAGCAATTGAAACATTGCTTGGATCCGAAAATGAAAAATCACATATGATATGTGTGACATAAATGCTCACAAACGGATTGTCCGGATCGTCAATGCGAAGAGTTTCCAGATTATAATTCTGAGGGCCAATTTTATCAATCGCCATAAATTTATTAATTCGAACAGCTTTTACAGCAAAAACGGCGGCTGGAATCAAGAATGAAATGATAATTGCTGCGACAAGGTATTTTTTCATTTGGCTAACTCCTTTTCAATTTCTGTTTGGTAACTTAAAATATTATTAACAATTTTAATAGCTTCATCGACGGCATCTTGCTGTAAGAAAGGAACTACATTTATTATGATGAAGTGTAAAGATTTAACTTCTTGGCCTCTAATAATATTCCACTTGTTTTGATCCCATTCTTTCGTAAATCTTTCGTACGTATCGCTTTTTCTGATTGGATTATGAACTCCTTTTAGTACCAGACCAAGTTCATTGATTATGTGAAGGAAGTACATACAAGATTGAATTGAAATATTAAGATTGTTTATTATCATAAAGAACGGGGAATATTTGACTCCATCTGCCATTATCAGAAGTTCTTTAAGACTAACTTTAGTCGACTCAAAAATTCCCATTTGCTCTCGCATTTTCAGATGATGTGTTAGCTCAAACTCAGGTGGAATTGCAACAACTTCTGCCACTAAATAGTGCTCAAGAGTTACTGCTAATTCATTAGAATCATCTGGGTCATCCATATTCATATTACCAGATCTCGTTGCCATATTAACACTCCGTCTTTTAACTGGTTCGGGTTTTGTAATAAGTTTTTCTAATATTTTAAGAAGGTTCATGTTATAATCCTAATGGACATCTATCTTTAGTCTTTTGTAACATAGTTCGGAATCTTTTAAATTTATGTGATCGGTTCCAAATATAGTCAATATCGTTTTTACCATTTATAGAGACACCCCATTCGTTTCTATTTGCAAAACTGCATGGCATAAAAACCATATCTGGAGTAACATACGCTGACATCCTTGCCCCTTCACAAGTATCAATTGATAATTCTTGTAAGGCAGTCGGGGATGAATTTTTGATTACATGATTAACCAGACAGGAATCCATTCCAATTTTAAATTTTGCTTTTGATTTAAAAATTAAATCAGAAAAAACATCAAATTGATAAGCGGTTGGTTTCATTCCTATAAGGTTTACACCAGCACCGGCGGGTTTAAATAGAAGAAAAATAACTGCATTTAGCTTATCTATATTGACGCTAGAAGGATTTCCTGTGCCGCTACCTCTCCAAGGATTATGCCCATATAGAATTTTAACGCAATCTTCAAATGATGGTTGGGAGAAAATCATATGAATGTTAGTCTTTATTTTAGCATCCATAAATCTATCTAATGCTTCATATGTAAAATCAGATTTATAATCACTAACTGCAACAGCTCCACACATTTTGGAGATTTCAATATGTTCATCTGTAAGACCCATTCCGCTTGTAGTGTAATTGGGAACTACATTATTTTCCCTGGCATACTCCACAATTTCTTTGAAGTTTTCATGTAGATTTGGGTCTCCTCTACCTCCTAGCGCTACCTGATTTGTGTGGTGCTTAACCTGATCAATAATAGTTTTAAAATCTCCAAGTTTCATGTTATCTTGATTCAAATGTCCTTGATAACAAAATGCACACTTGTGCTCACAGGTTCCCATTATTCCAATGTCAAGTAGTGAGGGGAGAACTAATTTGAATGGATCAGGTTTTCCGTCAACTCCCCTCATTATCTCAAACCCGGTTGATGTATCGAAGAAGATTTCATAGTCATCATTTACAAAGTGTTTATCAGCGTTGAACATCAAGGTCTCCTTCCTTAAAGTTTTACCCCTTCTTCATCATCTTTTGGTTCATCCTTTTCTGGTGGGTTTATGATTTGTGGGGGTTGTTTTTGAGTGACTTTTTCTTCTGCTTCTTCTGGAACTTTCTCCTTTTCTAGTTCCGCTTTGACTTCCTCAAATTCCTTTTTAGCTTTTTCAATGACAATCTCAACTTCTGGTTTGATTTCTTCAATTTTTTCTTTGACGTCTTCGATGATTTCAGTTGCTTGTTCTTCTACGGTAACTTCTTTTTCATCGTCGTCATCAAAGAATAAATTATAAGCAAAAAATAAACCAATGACGATCGGCATTATTCCTATACCACTACTTGCTTTACCCAATTTTATACCTCCTTTCCTATAAATGATAAATACAATTTGGTTTCACTTATTAATATATATAGTTTGAGTAAGTTTTGCTAACGATTGGTGTACATTCTGAGAACAAAATATAAAATGAGTTTTGGTATTTAAAATGGGAAAAAAATTTATTGAACCTATTGATTTTGGATCGGAATCCATGTTTGCGATTGATTCTTTTCCAAAAGTACCAAAGAAGAAAAAAAGACAAATTATACGAACTATTTATCCCGAGAACAAATTAGAAAAGATACCTAGAAGAGCAATGATTGATTTAGACGGTACTATTCATAAGTATTCAAAAGGTTATGGTGATGGTACTGTTTACGATGATCCCTTCAAGGGAGCGAAAGAAGTTATAGAATGGTTAAAAAGAAAAGGTTACGAAATAGTTATCTTCACCACTCGTGCGTCACAAGCTAATGCGAAAGAACTAGGAGGCGACCATAACAGTCAAATCCAAAAAGTAGGAAAGTGGTTGAATAAGCACGGGATTCATTTTGACAAAATTACAGCAGAAAAGTTAGCAGCAGATTTTTATATAGATGATAAAGCGATTCATATACCAAACGGGGACTGGGAAGTAGTCCTAAACGTTATCAAAAAACGTATTAAATATAGAGTTGTGTAAGCAACAAGGAGGATTACCAAAATGGGAATTAAAAACTCATTTGCTGAGATCCAAACTAATCAATTCACTAGAAAATTTGGAGGAACATCTGTTGGTGTTGCCGATCCTTATGTAACCGGTTATCACTTTATCTGGTTTGATAAGATCCCTCCAAAGTTAGCTCAAATGATTGTATCTAGTGGGGGAATCAGTGGACTAGATAATGAAAATGATATTAAGAAAGTCCTTGCGGCTTCTTGTCTTTCTGTTACACCTCCAGGTGGAACATTAAATAAAGTTGAGTATACAGGGTTAGGCGGTGTAAAATGGGCAGTTCCTGGAAACATCGACTACGGAAACACAGTTTCTGTTAAGTTCTTTGAATTTAACAAAACCCCAATTCTGGATATTATGCATAATTGGGTGAAGATGATCAGAGACTATAGAACTGGTGTTGCTGATCCCGAGCTGGAAGATGGAGATGATGGTATCGGATACTCAAAGAGAAGTTATGCCGGACTTATATATTACTGGACGACCGCTCCAGACGGTAGAACAGTAGAATACTATGCTTGTTATGATGGAGTTTTTCCATCTAAAGATCCACAAGATCTATTTACAAGTGATGTTGAAACTGTCGGTCGATTGGATGTTGAGATTGAATTTAACGTTGACTATGCTTGGCATGAACCATGGGTAAAAGCTAAGTGTGATCAATTTATCAGCACATACATGAAACCATCACAGGCTGCTGTTACAAGCTATGGAGATACCATTGGCGGCGGAACTGGATAATAAGGATTTATAAAATGATAAATCTTAAGTTAGTTTCATTCGCCCTTATTGATGAAGCATCTCTTAGTGCATCTAGTAAGGTACAATTACTTAGATTCGTAAGAGGTGCTTCTAAATCACAACTAAAGTTGTTTGTTGTGGAGGGCAAGATTGGAAATGTTACCAAAAAGCAGGAACTGGAGTTAGATAAATTTTTACAAGAAGTGGCTCCTATTGCTGCTTATTATGCTTCCGGTGTAATTTTCACTAGAGCGACTGCTCTGGCTGGGAAGGTTTTTAATCACTTCTTCGGTGAAGCAGCAAGATTATGTGCTGATAAACCTGGTAAGGAGAAGAGACTTTGTAAAAAACGATATATGCTGCGAGCATATGCTGAAAAAATTGCCGTCCTTCGGCGTGAAGCTGCTAAGTGTAATCAGACTGCTAAACCCGAAAAATGTCAAGAACGGTTTATCAGAATGATAAAGAATCTTGATCAACAATTAGTAAAGTTAAGGACAAAAGATTAAAAGGAGAGAAAAAAATGAGAGACGACTTACAAAATAGACTACTGGCTGCTTTTATAGTTAAAGAAGCCAAGATATCAGTAGCAACAAAACTTCAGTTGTTAAAGTTTATCCAACATGAAGCAACTGATGGACAAGTTAAAGCACTAATCTTAGACGGTGAGATTGTAAATCTGGATGAGTCTGCTGAGCAAATCGTTAATGATAGATTTGCAGTTAGTGAAGCAGGCGGTAGAGTTGCAACAGTACGTAAGTCATATATGACTACAGCTGGTTTCAGCGGTGCACCTGTTATGTGGTCTGCATATAGAAAAATTCGTTCCAAGTTTGATGTTTGTACAAAACGCTGTGGAACATATGAATTGAATACAGTTCGAAGACAGGCATGTATGGCTAAATGTAAAGTAGCTAAATTACAGGGCGAAGTTTCTGCTGCTAAGAAAGCAGGACAGAATATGAAGGCTCAGGAAAAAGCTAAATCATTGGCCAAAGCTCAAGCAACACTAAAGAAATACGGTGCATCCTTTAAGAAAAGAGGAGTAGAAGCTTAATAAAAACATAAAATAGATCTGAAAGAAAGGAGATCAAAACAATGCCGTTTACAGGATTTAATGTAAAGTATCCGGAGTATGAAGTATTGACGCCTCAAACCAATCACTCGTATACTCTGAGAAGCTTAAACGTACAGGAAGAAGAAAAACTAAAAGGGAGTTTAGTAACTCCACAAAAAATTGCAGAGCATCTTAATATCTGTCTTTTTGAATCTTTGGTTCAAAAACCAGATCATATCAAAAATATGGATACATTCTTAAAGGGTGTAACATTGAAAGATAGGGATGCTCTTTTATATGGTCTGTATCATGTTACTTATGAAGAGATTAGAAATTATGAGTTAAGATGTGCTTCATGTAATCATCAATTTCCTATTACAGTAAAAGCATCTACAACATTTAATTTCAATGCTTATAAAGGGAAAGATATTCTAAAAGCAAAAGGAAAAGTTGCACTCCCAGCAACTCCAGGTGTTACTGCTGTAGTCAAGCAACCAACTCTTTTTGATGAGATTTCAAGTATGAAATCTTTGGGGGCTAGACCGGGAAGTACTTTGGAGTTGATTACTGAAACTTTAATTGTTGATTCATTTGAGCAGGACATTGAAGAACAAACAGCGCCTGTTGTAATCAATGACAGAACTGATGTTCTTGATGCTTATCTTTCATTGCCAGCACGAGACAAAAGAGCAATCTATGAACAATATGATAAATCTTTTGGAAAGTTTGGAATCAGTTTAAAGATGCAAAGTCATTGTCCACAATGTGGCGTAGAAGAAGTTTATGATATTGATTTAGTCGAAAACTTTTTTCGTTCATTATACGGAGCCTGATTTCGTCTCTAAGTATAAGGAGGCACTGGCTCTAGATATTTATGCCTGTATGGAACTAAGTCGCTCGTCGTACATAGATATAGCGCTTATGCCCGTCAAAAGGTTTTATGACTACTTGAAATGGAAGAGCGAATTGGAAGAAGAAAAGCAAAAACAGATGGAAGAAGAATCTAATAAAATTAAAGCAGACACTAAGAGATTAAATATAGACAAAAATATTAAATTTTAGGATGACATATGGCAAATCTGTTAGATCGATTTAATCATACGGTTGCTGGTTCAGATCAAAAATTGGGGGACTATTTATCCAAGATTGCACCAGTAGGAGACTTTAAAAGAATAAGTGATCTGGAAGTGATAATTTCGTCTTGGAGTAATATCTTAGTAACTCCAAAAAGATCATATCAATTTGATCCATCGTATGGTAGCAATTTATATAAGTTGATATATGAACCTGCGGATCCATCAACTGAGAAAAAGATCATAGATGAAACAGTTAGTGTTATAAAATTATATGATGATCGTGCTATAATCAGTAATGTTAATGTTGTCTTTAATACTAATATGAAAGGATTTTCAATAGGCATAGATGTTAGTTATCAAGGAGAGCGTGGAGAAGTTGAAGTTGTAATTGATGAAAATGCTTATTTTAAATTTCTTGAAGTTACAGAATTCTAAAAGGAGTTAACGCATGACGCCAATAGATAAAAAATTTATAACATCTACGGGGAGAAAATACCTTCTAGATGTTTCAATAAATAGTCAAGTGTTGAAACGACAGCTGACTTTCAAAGAGCATGTTACCCTTTGTAGTGAGATTTTAGAATTAAACTATGAAGAAATTGCAACTATATTTTGTGAAGATGTTAGGGAATTTGAGGGGAAGTTCACCAAGTTTCTAAAATATGGATTGGCGGCAGTTGCCGGAGCAACTCTTGGTTTGAAGACCAAGGGATTGAAAGTTGGTTTATTAAAAGCTCCGCCATTAGCAATGTTTGCATTATATTTATTTAGAAAAGCAGCAGACCCTTGTGAGAGAAATTGCTTTAGACGATGGCCGTTGACGACTGAAAGAAAAGTCTGTAAAGCAGAATGTAGAGTTCAAGCTGCGAGAGATATTGTTAATGATTTAAGATCTGAAATTGCTAAATGTAGACAATTCGTAAATGCTAAAAAATGTGAAAAAAGGCTTAACAAAGAATATTATAAATGGAGCAAAAAACTACAGAAAGAACTTATTAAATTGCGAAACATTAGAGCAGGACAAGTTGAAAAAACTAGAAAGAAAAGGGGAAAAGAACTTGAAAAACGTGCAAAAGCATTGAGGGCAAGTTATCAAATTAATGTGGGAAAATTCGCTTCATTAATATCTGAGAATCAACAACTAAGAGAATCATTACCATTTAAGGATCAACTTTATTTATATCACGCAGTTTTAAACCAAAGAGGATATGGAGACTAATGACAACAATACAAAAATACGAAAGACTATATGAGTATATTCATGAGTATCAAAATTTAGTCTACGATTTTTATGCTGAGCATGTTGTTAGATTCTTAGTTACATATTATAACTTAAATGTTACAGAAACTATTTGGGAAGATCATGATGTTTTCGGTGGACCTTATGAGTGGACTGGAGATTTGTCTGGAATTAAACGAAATAAGATTTTAGTTTTACCCGTTTATTATATTGAAGAAATATCAACAGCATTTGATGGGTCTGAAACTGGATATAATAAAACCAATGAGACTACATTTGTATTTCCTAGCACGCATGGATTCACTCCTTATCCTCAAGATATTATCAAAGTAGAGCAACAATTTATGAGACCAACGAATGATGTTTATCCACTTTATGTGGTATCGGGGGTTGAGATTTCAGCTAATGCAGACAAGAGATTTTGGAAATTAAAAGTAGAAAATTTCCAGAGTGAAACATTAGCTTCTGTTGATGCGCAAGTTGAAAATACATTTGCATATGTAGAGTATGATAAGAAAATTCATACAATAAACGATGCTGAGTTTATGGCGAAATTATTAGTGAAAGATTCTAATCTAAAACCTGCATTGAACAACCTTCATGATGATAGAGCGGGATTTTATTACCCCCCCAGAACACCAGTGTCTTGTTAAGGAGATAAAGAATGGCTGATACACTTTCGAGTCAAATATATTTATCAAGAGATTCAACTAGAGAGCAAATAAGTGATAGAGCAAAAAATTATTTAGAACTTCAGAATGTGGATCTTACGAAATCATCCTTCCTTAGTTTTATGATTGATACAATGTCTACATTGACATCTAACCTTTTATTCTATCAGTTGTCTGCTTATAGAGAGTTTTTCTTAACAAAAGCACAACTCCCCGAATCAATTTTAAACCTTTCTTCATTTCTCGGTTACAACACAAGAGAAGCTACTGTTGCAACTGCAAATGTCCTTATGACTATACCATTTGGATTTGATGACCCACTAACTCAATTTACTATGCCAGAGGGGTTTGCGTTTACAGCTGATGGAGATTTCGTATTTAGAACAAACTATGAAACTCAAATTGAAGTTACTAATAACTCTAGTGCAAAAGTTTTGATCATTGAAGATAATATTAGATTGAATCTTCCAGTTAGTCTAACAACAGAAGACTTTAGTTTTGTTTTACCTGTAAGACAAGTAGAAGAGATAGTACAAGAATTTCAAATTGATGGTGATATCCAATCATATCAATTTGTAACTTTAGATGTTCCAATATCTGGTCAAGTTGCAGGGTTGATAGTTGAACTGAAACCTCCGGGAAGTGCTGGTTTTACTTTATGGACAGAATTCCAAAGTCTTTTTCTTATGGATCAAACTGATGAGGGGTATGTTTCTAGGAGAACAGATGTAGGAAGATTATTGACTTTTGGTAATGATTTAGTTGGTGTTCAACCAGAAGCAAATTCAACAGTTCAAGTTACAACAGAAGTTACTCAAGGGGCAGATGGAAATGTTATTGCAGGATCTATCAGAGAAGGGGAAAGAATATACGTTACAACCTTGGGCGGTATTAGACAAATTGTTGAATATGATGTTATAAATAATGCTGCTGCATTTGGTGGTGAAGATGAAGAATCATTAGAAGAAGTCAGAAGGAACTCAATTGATGCCCTCACTGCATTGAATAGATTAGTTACAGAAAATGACTATAAGGTTATCAATGTAGTTGTTCCTGAATCACCATTGGCTCAAAATGCCCTTCCGGTATTAAAGAGATCAGATCTTCAAATTAATGAAATTTCTCTCTTTAGTGGTATTCTTTTTGGAGCTGGTGAAGAAGAGGTTGATCAATTAGTTCCAATGCGAAATTCAGTTTTTACTTTACCAAGGGGAACATTAAGAATTGCTAGAGATGATACTATTACCATTGGCGGTACATTATACCAAAGTCTTTTTGAAATTGATATTGACGAGTTAAATACAATTGGAGATTATAAATATATAATTTCTGAGGTTGAACTTATTCCTGCTATTCAAACAAGTTTTGTTAATACTTATGATATTTATGCTGATTTATTAGAGGTCGAAAGATCTGGAGATACGGGGATTTTTAAGCTACATTATAAATCTACTGAATCTGATGCCTATTTAGCATCTTGTACTATGGAAATTGAAACTAGCGGTTCTATAAAGAATATGACCAATGATGCTACAGCAAGTTATTTTATTTATACATTTGATCCATATACTGACATTCCGGCTGGTGAACAAACATATAATTTTACAATAAAAGATTCTGGCGGAAGTCCAGTTGTAATCTACTCTAACAAGGTAACATTCAGAGATGACTTATCTGACTTTATGAGATCAAATGTTGTTTTGGATTCAACTGCGACTATAGTTTATGATGTTCCAGTTGTACAGTCAGAATATTATGCCGGCATTAACCAAAGATCATTTGAGCTTGAGGTTTTACAAGCAGTAATTACAACGATGGACTTAGTTGATTATAGAATGTTGACGGATTTTTCAAACTTCAAGTTTACAAATACAACAGGGTTATTAACAAATATGTTATTGAATGAACCCACTATCGGTCCGGTTGTTGATATATTAGATGCCCTTCCCACCGTATGTGATGAAGGCGATAGATTTATTATTACCACTTGCACAAATCCAGGAGATCCAGTACAAGATAGTATTGCTAAATGTGTTGATTCAACGGGTCCTGTTTTTATTTATAGTGAACCTGTTTCTGATACAATCACATATGTTGAAAATAAGATGCAGAAATACATCTATTCATCAATTGGTTGGATTCCTCTTCCACTTTATACAATACCTCTTGAAATCGAGCTTGAAGTATTTAGAGAAAATACATTTAGTGGAACTCTTAGTGGGATGGTGTCAACGGTGCGTGAGACGCTTTTCGATGCGTTTAAAGATAGGTTTGGAACTAACATAGAGATTTTCCGTTCAGAAATTATTGATGTAGTTCAAGAAATTGATGGGGTCAGTCATTGTTCTCTTAGGAAACCAGAAACAAGTATATTCTTTAACTTTGAATTAGGAGATCTGACAGAAGAAGAGTTATTAAGATATGGACCAGAATATGTTTACTTCAATGAAGAAGATATAACAGTTAGGGTGATATAACATGGATGAGTTATTACAAAAAGCCAAAATCAATGAGGCAAGACTGAAAAGAATTGTCGTTAATGTTATCTCAAGTAATTTGAGTTCGTTATCTGAACCGTGTTTTTACCCTGAAGTTAAAAAACATTATTATGAGCTTCTAAGACTATCGGGTCTTAGTGAAAAGGATGCTAAAGAATTTACAAAGAGAAGATGGAAAGGAAGAAAAGAAGCTAAGTTTATGGCTCAAAGTGATCCTATTGCAAACTTCTATGTTTTCCTCATGCAGTACTTCATTAAAAAACGAGATAAAACTACATATAGAAATTTAATGATATACTATATTATTCGTCATTACTCTAACTTGATGCGAAAATATTTTAAATATTGTATTGATGATACTTTCAGATATGCGCTCGAAACCTTAACAAGAACACATTTATTTTCTCGAGAAAAAACTATTCCCAATGCTTTATTTTTTCTTTCTGATGAAATGATTAGACGATGGACTAAAGCTCTTCAAAAAAATGATCTTGATTTAATATCCAAGTTCATGCAGGAGAGTAGAAATCGCCTTGAGCAGAGTCTGAGGAGTTTTGCTTCGACTTATCACAATGCTGCTAAAGCGGGATCTGGTTTGAGAACAGAAGAGATGCCATCAGAAGATGAAGAATCAGAAAGTGCATTTCAAGATGTTACTAAAGAAACAGGAGCAAGACTAATTGATAGTGTTGTAAGAAAGATTACTGTGTATAGGCATGTTGATCATAAAGCTATGCAAGAATCTAGGAGAGAAGCTAAAATCAACTCATCGCTTGCGACACAGATAGTTAGTAAATTAAATAACACAAAGTATGTTGATAACTTAAGAACAGTCTATAGATTATATGTGAAAGAATTAGAGGATGCTCCATCTTTATGCGGAAAGAAATATAATACATTTGTTAGAAAACTTATGTCTATCAAACGTACTCGAATGAAGATTTATTTCAAACAGCAAATAAATCTTTTGCTTATAGACATCTTGAAAGAGATAGGATACAGAAAGAAATATAACCAACTAACCTCACAAACTCAATTCTTAGTAAACCTTTTTCTCGCCTACTATTTGACTATGGTGTTGCGAAATACTGTTTGTTAACTACTTCTTTGCGCAAAAAAGCTACTACAATCAGCGTTTGCAGCAACGCCAAATCCAAGATTTCTATGAGCTTGTACTACAGCGGCACACCCATATCTTTCTAGAAGCTCGCTGACGAACGTCGTTGGATCCTGTTGAAGGATTGCTTCAACTTCAGCGACTTTTCCTTGTGGACTAGTTCTTGAGCCAACCGGTCGTACTTCCGCTACTTGTTTTTGTCTTCTCGCAATTGCTTGATTTCTTGCAAGTTGTGCTCGATTCCTTTGCGCTCTTGCTTTTGATTCAACTTGTTGAAGGTTTACGTTTTCTGTTACTGTTCTGGTAGATGCTGATCTACGCATTTCAGATCTTATAACATATGATTCTGGATCTTGTGTTGCCATAGCATCAAGATAAGACCTTAATGTTGGTCGATGAGAAAATTTTTCGTTTTTACCTTCACCTTCTTCAACAACCATACTTCTATGAAGAGCTTGAAAATCTATACGAACATCAACCATTGCTAAATTTTGGTTATAAGCAATTTGTTGTTGATCACCGCCTTTAATAATTGTTACATTGGTTATGGCGCATGGTTCTAAATCATATAAACCGGGGACTGTAATTCTATGATAAAGAGGCCATCTATAAGCATGTGCGCTTTCAGATCTAGGTAACATTAAACAAAGAATGGCAGCAATTGGTCCAACTATATGTCTTATTGTTGAATCTATATTTCCTGGAAATGGATTGTATAATCTTACTGTTAATGAATAAGATGGAGTAAACCCGCTATTTGACCACACTTGAGGAAAGTCAACTCTATGACCTGATAACATTTTATTTATCATTTCACCGCCGCCACCTAAAAATCTAGCCATAGCTGACTCTGACATTTTTCCTTTGTCAAGCATTTTTTGCAGACCTGCTGCTGCTTTGCCTGTCTTTTCTGCCATTGCTCCTACACCGGTTGCAAATACCCCTTCAAACTCAGCAGCAGCAGCGCCAGCTTGACCTGAGAATTCTTGGATTGCTTCAAGCGCATTATCTTTTCCAGATATTTGGACTATTTGTCCAAATGCATCTGATCCGGTATCGGTTGTTTTTTGTAAGAAGGTTTCTACATATTCATTGCTAAATGTATCTGTTGGAAAATTATCTGCAATAAAAGCTAATTTTAAAGGTATTTGTGGTATTGAGAAACCATGCTTACTTAATAGTTTATTATAACTTTCTTCTCCTTTATCAAAATCAAGTGTATATAGTGTTAACCCTTTAGTGAACGTTGGTTCCGCAGGATGAATTTCAGCTACAGGCATGCTATTTATGACCATATCATCACTGACATAAGTTCCTGGTGGATACCCGAAAGCACCATGGTGTGGAGCGAGTTTTACATGATCACGTTTATGAATTACCGCCATTTTTTTATCCTCATTAAATAATATTACAATTTTCTACTTGATTTGCATATGCTCCACCCGAAGAGAATCCAGATGTGGATCTTCTACCTC